TATATATCCTCTCTTTTTAGAGGTGGTTCGCTTGATTTTTTAGATTCCGTAAGTATTATGTAGCTCATGCTTATCTCCTATCAAAATGTTGTCCAACCCATCGTTCAACTCAGACTTGTTAAAGTTAAATAACTACTCTACGGACGGCACGTGATCTAATCAGTGTGTGCTTAGGTGTGCCGAACTGGATGCCATTGCCGAAACCATGACACCAAGCATAACCAGACTTAGAGGCGTACTGCTCGCCAGACCAGTAATAATTCCCCTTAAGTTCTTCCTTGAGATTAGCAAACAGTAGCGATTGTTCACGGCGAGTGGGTAGTTCTCCACCTGCTGTTGATGCAAAATGCTTTGCAGTTTCCCAGCTCACCCATACTTCTTCTGGAGCTAATAGGATCAAATGGTAATCTGGCTCGCCGTCCTTGCCGAGGATAATTCCGGCATATAGCTCACCCTTCTTAAGTATCGAGGCGAGGAATTCTTGTTTTGCTGTTTTCATTTACGTTATGCTCCTTCAATATCGATCGGTTTTAAGCTGGCGCGTTCTTCAAGCTCCTCCGCTTCGTCTGCTAGTTCCCTAAGATTGTTTGACAAGTCACGCAGCAAATTGGCACTTGTCACAAAACGCATATCTGTTACTGAGCGTGTCTTTACAAAGCCGGATAGGTCGGTTTGGTATTTTGCCTTATTCACCAGAAACACGAGTTCTATTAAGGAGGTCAGTTGCCCACTATTTGTCTCTACCAGCATCACGTTGGCGGTGTGTCCAATCAATTCGTTCATTTCATTCTCCCCTTAATAATTCTTTCTTTACTCAAAACAACTGGCGAACAATCGTTATTCTCTACGTCATACCTGCAAGCTACCACTTCATTAGGCTCACCCATCAGGTGATAACTAGGTATCTCAGCAGAACCTAACGGGTTCATTGCTAAGAGCCATGTGAGCCAGATATAACGCATTTTTTAGAATGGAATATCGTCATCAAAGCTATCAAAGCTTTGCACCGGCCTAGCCTCTTTTATAATCGGTGAAGTATTCGGAGCACTACTCGGAGCATCTTTGTCAGACTCTTCGCGCTTCCCGCCGAGCATCTGCATATTGTCAGCAATTATCTTTGTGCTGTATTTAGTCACCCCGTCTTTTTCGAACTTGTCAGTTTTCATCTTTCCGCTGATGAATACCTGGCTGCCTTTTTTTAGCCACTCGCCGCATATTTCTCCAAGCTTATCAAATGCGGTGATGTTTACCCATTCGGTAGATTCTTGTTTTTCGCCGTCCTTACTTTTCCACTGGCTACCGACTGCAATACTGAAATTGGTGACAGCCTTGCCATTTGGCATAAAGCGTGTTTCTGGATCAGATCCTAGTCTGCCTATAAATTGACACTGGTTTAAATCGTTTGACATTTATACTACCTCCTTCATTGATTGAAATTCAGCAGAAATCAACTGTTCCGCATCTTTTTGTGTGGTTAAAAACTCGTTTGAAACTGCTAGGATAATGCGGTCACGGACAGACATGAACGGCTTGTGTTCTATCCGAGGTTCTGCCATCGGCTTAAAAGAATCAAGAATTTCCACGCACTTGCCGGCACCTACTACTTTTGCAAGCTTATCTGTCTCTGCTTCTACCTTCGCCCGGGCTTTGGTTTCTTCCTCGGCCTGCATCTTTGCTCGCAATGCCTCTTCTTTTGCTGATTCCGCTGCCTTGTGCACAGCTATGCGCGATGTAACGACAAGCTGGAAATCATCCATTGGCTTGCTAATTACCTGCTGCATATCAGAAAACAGAAACTTGTAATCGCCTCCATTGTTAAACCAGTGCTCGTTAATCCATGCCAGCTTTGCGCGAATATCCTTCGCCAGCGCCTCGGCAGCAATCTTTCCATCAGCAAGCGCCTGGCTGAGTTTTGCATTCTTGCTTTCAACTGTGCGCTGGCTTTTCATTGCAGTCGCAAAGTCTGGGGTGCTCAGAATCAGGCGGATAGGCTCAACTTCTTTTTGCAGGGCTGCTACATGCTCGGTATATTCAGCTTTTACCTTGTTGATAGCCGCGTCCTTCTCGATCAATTCAAGGCGTGTAACCTCTTTTTCATAATCAAGGCCAACTTTGTCAAACTTCTTGGCGTAGAACTCAAGTGTGTTTACGGCTTCACTGACAGATGAAATTTGCGCTATGGTCTTTTTGGCCGTAGCTTTGCAGTCAGCCGCAGCTTCACGGCTGAATTTGCCGATAGCTTTGCCGTTCTCAATGCTTACTGTTTTAATGTTTGCTTCTGCGTCAGCAATGAACAGGTCAAACTTTGGCGTTACGTCCAGAAGGTTAGATTTGGCAAGTTCGCCGGTAGCCTGAATAACAACGGATGGCAGGGCCATAATTACATCTGCCTCGATTGCTTCAACTACTTCCGGTGGCTCGTAGGCTTCAAGGTCTTTAGCGAACTGCGCCCAGCCATTCATAATTCGGCTTTGCATATCTGGGTCTGATCTGTACCACATATTAATTTGTTCAATCAGCTCGTCATTTGCATCAAACTTGGATGCCATAAACAAGCATTTATCAGCGCCAGAAATCATAAGCTGCTGTTCCATTTGTGCGCGGTATTGCTCATGTATCTGGCTTTCAGCAAACGCTTCACGCAAAGAATCATTTAAAGTTTTGTGTTCAAAGCAACTTGAATAATCTTCTGTCAATCCATCAAAGCTTGCACTGTACTTTCCTTCGGAAGCAGTAACAGGGAAAAGTTCTTCACCAATTATTTCCTCGGCAATTGGACGGGCTAAAGCTTCAAAACGGTGGCCGTCAGCAAAACGCTTCTCAGTTGCCGCGTCAAATTCTTGAGTCAGGCCGGTGTAAACTTCATGCAAAAGCTGTGCGCGAGTTTTATATTTTGAAATACCAAGCATAGCCGGTGCATCGCTGGCGTTAAAGTGCTCGGCGCGGTATTTGTGCCAGGCTGGTGTACCCTGCACTAGATTATGAATTTGCATTTGTATTCTCCCAAGATTGCATGGTTGTTTTTTGTGTATCGGTCAGGGCGTACTTTGTGGAAATCATCGCAATAACTTGATCCGCATTGCGTTCGCCTGACTGAATTAAAGACCTGCGCCCCATTCGTTCAATCTCACCGGATTCTGGATTGATCTTGTCAGCCATCAGATTGACAAATGTTGCTTCATCACATTCTGGCAATCCAGCAGTCGATTCAATAATCATTGATTCGTCCAGCGCTTTGCCTTCCATTTCATCATTAGTTGGCTGGCTTCCAAACTCGGGGAAAGCTTTGCGCAATGCCTGCGCTTCTGCGCACTTTGCAATCTGGCCGTAAGGTCGCTTGATCCACATTGTATTGGGCGCAATGCTTTTATCCTTACCGCCCTTGACTGCATAATTTTCTTTCCAGCGCTCAGTGGCCGAGAATTCTGCAATCGTGCCATTGGGAAGCAGGCGCTTGACCGTGACCTTGCACCATGCCGGATAGGTAATTTTCACGCCGCCGATATTGTCTTCAACGTCAGCACCATATTCAGGTTCGGTAACGCCGGCATACTCACCAGAGCGCGCAGCTTGTGTGCGGTACAGGCCGATACCTGGCATAACTACATCACGCATTTCACTGGCCTTACTATCCCACATTGGTACGAGGTGAACAGGCTTCTGCATTACATCCAGACCAGCGGCAGCGCAGTAATTCATTACCATTTTGATTGATGAGTCTTTTGCGCCAACATAGAGAGAATTACGGAGTACATCCATCAACTCCTTTTCGTTCATCTGTAGCGCTGGGAGGGTGTCTTTTTTTATTACCGATACGTTGCTCATTTGTATTTCTCCTTAAAATGTACGTTTCGCCACATCCCAAGCCTGCAATGGATTCTTGCCCAGCTTTATGTGGTAAACAAAATTAATCATGTGTGTTTTAACTCGTTTGAAAAATGTAACCTTGCCGCGCTTTCTTGTTGGGAATTGCAGTTTCATCATTAAGCTCCGGTATAAGTAAGTCTTGTCTGCGTGGTCAATCATTTGTAACCTCCATTACGTCCTCAAAAAAGTCATACAACATTGCCAAGCCGAAAAGCGCATCTTGATAACTTGCGGCAAATATTGATGTAACCTTTGCAGGTGTATTTCTGTTGTGTACCAAAGCTGTGTAAATATTCATAACACCCCCATTTAATCGCGGGTTATGGTTCCCGCATTGCCCAAGACTGAAGCTCCCCACCGGCTTGATTCGGCAACAATTTCCAGACTGTTAATCGCGGGGTTTTTTCCCGTTGAGTGCTTGCGCTATCATAGTCAAAGCTAGTTAATTCATCCCTTCGCACTCCGCCTGGTTGCGGTGAGTTGAGATCAGGTGTATCCATTATCGGCAAGTCGAAACAATAAGTCAATAACTATTTTAAGTAAATCGAAATGTATAGGCAAAATAACACTTGCATTTTATTTTCGATACGCCGATAATTGCGGGTATGAACTGGATAAAACTAATTACTGAATTAATGGATTGCAAAATTCGACAGGCTACTATTTCAAGAGAAATAGGTCTTTCGCAGCCTGCAATTGTTGACCTTCTTAAGTCTAAAACGCTCACCGTAAAGTGGGAGGTTGGCGACAAACTCATCAAGATGCACAAGCGCGTAATGCGTAAGAAAGTCACATAACAATTTAGTTTTACAAAGCGGGATTGAAAATATAATCCCACAGCAATTTTAAATAAATATGGAGTTTCCTTATTTTGTAGTATGTAGCAAGCGCTATACAGGCGTAATGCAGACAGACAGCTCTCTTAGTGTTGACTCTGACCGAATCACTAACCTGACTGCCGGAACTGTATCGGGGTCAACACTAAGGGAGTTTGAAGATGAATAGTAAGTTCAAAGCAGCAGAAAGATACGCCAGGTGCATACCTGCAATGAAGAAGCAAAACCGAAAGCAGGGAGTTCTACGCTTACTTTCTAAAATCAAGCTGGCACTGGTGGCGTAACGTGCATTATTACAAACGAAATATTGGTGATTATGCAAAGAAGGCTGGCCGACTGTCCATGCTTCAACACGGAGCGTACACGCTCTTGATAGATACGTGCTATGACCGTGAAAAATTCCCCACGCTAGATGAGGCAATCGAATGGACATGGGCTTCAACTAAAGAAGAAATTGAGGCGGTAGAGTTTGTTCTGCATAAGTTCTATGTGTTTGAGGGTGGCGTGTACGTACAAAAACGCATTAGTGAAGAAATAGCTGAGTACCACGCTAAGTCCGAAACAAATAAACGAATCGCTAACGAACGTGAAACCAAGCGTAAAGAAAATAGCACGAAGCGTGAACAAGTCGTTAACGAACCTCCACCTAACCATAAACCAATAACCACTAACCAAGAACCAATAATAAAAGCTCTTGTTGCCAGCGAAGCCAGCCAACCTTATTGCCCACACGACAAAATCATAGCGCTGTATCACGAACATTTGCCGGCATTGCCTGCCGTTAAGGTTTGGAATGATAAACGCAAGCAAGCATTGCAGGCTAGATGGAGAGAAAGAGAATCCCGTCAGAATTTAGATTATTGGAAAGATTTGTTTATTTACGTTTCTGCCAGTGATTTTCTTTGTGGCCGCGCCAGCACCTTTCAGGCAACGCTTGAATGGATGGTGAATTCGACTAACTTCGTCAAAGTAATCGAGGGCAACTACGAAAACAGAAAGGCGGCAGTATGAACTCCTTCACTGAAAACTTCGCAGTACCTCATAGCATTGACTCTGAACAATCTGTTCTTGGTGGCCTCCTGATTGACAATAATTCCATTGATCGGATGGGCGACTTGGCGGAGGAAGCATTCTACGCAGAGGCAAACCGCCTGATATTCCGCGCAATCAAAAAACAAGCTTCTGCTGGCAAGTCTTGGGATGCAATCACAGTTGCCGAAATGCTGGATGTGCATAAAAAGCTTGATGCCGTTGGTGGTCTTGCTTACATCGGCTCACTTGCTCAGAACGTACCTAGCTCCGCAAACATTGCCCGTTATGCTGGAATTGTTCGAGAGCATTACACCCGCCGTCAGATTATGGCCGCCGCTGCTGAATTGACTGAAATGGTTCAGCATAAGGGCGATGTGGCCGTGGCAATGGACAAAGCGCAATCTGCTCTGCTGGCTATTACAGAAACCGTAAAGACTGACGAGCCACGCAGTATCTCGGATATTTTCAACGAGCATTTTAATGTTCTTGAAAAGCGTATCGAAGGCGGAACAAAGGGAATCCCAACGGGATTAGACGACTTGGATGAAATCCTGAATGGTGGCTGGCATCGTGGGCAAGTGATTGTTCTTGCTGCAAGGCCGAGCATGGGCAAGACAGCATTGAGCCTGCATCAAGCAATTCATGCCGCTATCAAGGGCTATGGCGTTCTGTACTTGTCAATGGAAATGGTAGCGAGTGAATTGGCAGATAGAGCTATTGCCGCGCTTGGACGTGTTCACCTTGGTAGCTTGCTTTCTGGAAAAATGAAAGAGGAAGAATGGTCAGGTATTACGGCTGCAACTAGCAAGGTTCAAGATATTGCGCTACATGTACTTGATAAATCTGGCCTGAACTTCTTCCAGCTTGCAACCTTCGCTCGCCGCCACAAGCGCAAACATGGGCTTGATCTGCTGGTGGTTGACTATCTGCAACTAATGGCCGGTGATTCAGACGACAAGCGCCACTCTCAGATTGAGGAAATAACACGCAATCTTAAATCGCTGGCGAAAGAACTTGATATTGCAATCATCCTGCTTTCCCAGCTTTCCCGTAAAACCGAAGAAACTCGCCGCCCTAAACTCTCGCACCTGCGAGACTCAGGGTCAATTGAGCAAGATGCTGACGTAGTGCTGTTTATTCACCGCGAAGAGGTTGATACGCCTGAAACAAATTATAAAAATTACGCAGATATTCATGTTGCAAAAAACAGGCAAGGGGCACTTGGGCGTATTGGCGCGACATATATCGGGCATCAAGTACGTTTTGAAAACTTTACCGGCCAGCTTCCTGATTGGGACGCGAAGCCAGCACAACAAACAAGGGGGTTTAAATGAGCCAAAACCAAAGACTACTAAATTACCTACAAAAGCACAGCGGCATACACCCGCTAGAGGCTTGGGTGCAGCTTGGGCTTTGCTGTTTATCAGCAAGAGTTAAAGACTTACGGGATGCCGGTCACAACATCACCAGCGAACGCCGCGATGTTTTTAACCAGTTCGGCGAAAAGTGCCGCGTGGATTTTTATAGGTTAGGGGAATGAGATTAAACCGTGAATTCAAAGTTACTGGTGAGCAATCAATCGCAGCCATTAACTCAATCATCCAAAGTAACTGGAAGCCGATGAATGAGTCAGGCACTCCGTTATTTGTGATTATCACCAGTACGGAAGAGAAGCGCCGGGCTCAACAGAATAAATATTACTGGGCTGTGGTGATTCGCTCAATTGCTGAACAGGCTTGGGTTGGTGGCAAGCAATTCAGCACGGAAGCCTGGCATGAGCTGTTTGCTCAGATGTACGGCGTGCACAAGGATGTAACGCTGCCGCACGGTGAGGTTGTGACTAAGCGGCTATCGACCACTGAAATGAAAGTGCGTGAGTTTTCAGAATTTACCGAAAAAGTAACGGCATACGGAGCGCTTGAGCTTGGTGTGAGATTCCCGGCACAGGAGCATTTTTAATGAACCAAAGCTACAGCAAAAAAGAGAGGGCGCACATTGCGAGAGTTAAAGAACTTAATTGCTCAGTGTGTAACGCATCGGCTCCGAGCGATGCACATCACATCCGGCAGGACAATCCTTACACCTGCATTGCTTTATGCAAATCATGCCACCAAGACCCGCATAACGGTATCCATGGGCGTAAAGCAATTTGGGATGTGTACCGGATAGACGAGCTAACAGCTTTAACAATTACATTTACAAGGTTGCTATGAGCTTAATCCCCGAAGAACTAGAGCCAATGCCTGATGCAATAGATCAGGGATGCAGGAACGAACAAAGAATAATTGACAGTATCATAAACGAAGCTAGAAACAAGGCCGCAGCAATTGAGCCAGGTGTGCCCGGTGAATGTATCCAGTGTGGTGAAGATATGCCAAGACTGGTTCGGAGAATATGTTGCAGATGCAGGGATAAATACCAACGATGAAGTGCTTGAAGTGTAAAAACATGGCAACCAAGACCACACCAAAGCCTGCGCAGTTTCTTTTGTACGGATGCAGGGAAAAGAAAATGCAGTTCGGGGTGTATAGCGACATGATGAAAATAAAGACGCATGAAAATTGTAAGGAGTTCAAATGAGAAAGACTGGTCGAAAAATTAAAACAATCGCTTGCTTGCCAAAAGGTGTGAGGCGTGACACGAAATGGGAGCTGCCAATTCGCATGGCTATGGAATCCATTGCCAATGGCAAGATAACCCAGATTCAGTATGACGACATGAAAACGCTATCTGAAATGACCAGAAGAACAACGGACGAGCCGCATCTTGTTAAACATGCTGACAGTCTGGACAGGATTTTAAAGCTGGTAGGCGAAAGAGGTGGGTTTTCAACAGGAAATGAAGCGGCAAGTTGCCGTGCCAGTGTCAAGGTATTGCTCGACCATATCGCCGGAGTGCATAACTCAGTTATCGCAAAAGTTTCAATGGATGCAATCAGGGAGGCCACATGTTAAAAAATATACTACCACTGACCAAAGAAGATGAACCTAATCAAGATTGGAGTTCATATCATATTGACATTATGAAGCTGAACAGAGAGCGCTTCGACTGCTTAAATGCTGGCAAGTACCATGATGCACACACTTTATGGTTCCGTATTGCTGATTTAGAGATAGATCTACGGAACGCTATTTGCGCGGGGATCAAATGAATAATTGGATAATTTTACTTATAGGTGTTTACCTTGGCGCGAATCTCGGCATAGTAATATCCACTCTTTTGATTATAAGTAGGGCAGATAAATGATCGCGGCCCGTACCGATGCAAACCATAAGGAGATAGTCGCGGCCTTCCGAAAGTTTGGATGTTCAGTGCTACAGCTTCATACAGTTGGGAAAGGTTGCCCAGATTTATGTATTGGCCTTAATAAAAAATCCGTACTCGTTGAAGTAAAAGACGGTGCAAAGGTTAAAAGCGCCAGATCACTAACAAAGGATGAGCAAAAATTCCATGATGAATGGAAGGGTAGTTTATTTGTGGTTGAGGGATTGAGCGACGTAATTTCACTGGTGAAGGGATTAGAGCGATGAAAGCTAATAATCTACTGATTCAAGCTGCCGAAGTAATGCAGGCAATAAGGGGTGGGGATATATCTGTTGATGTGCAACCAATAGTGAGGGTGTGATGAAAAAAGATTTTAGAGCGCGTAATTTGAGGATATTTGGCTGGGCAATAAACGGAACTCCACTTTCTGAGTGTGCATTTAGGACTGGAATTTCTACAGAAAGAGCGAGATACATATTTCACGATATAAGGCGAGCTATTAAATCTGGAATATGTACCGAACTTGACGAAAGATTTCAACTCTTTCAAGAAAGGTCTTTATATGAGATGCGTAAGAAAAATCTGTTTTGGCTTTGCGAGTCGGTAAAGCTTAAATCTGCGTGGATGCGAGAAGATTCTTGGGGAAATGCGGTGCAAACGTGGATTTCAAGTCCCGGGTTCGCGTGGTTAAAAGATCAAAAAAATGGTAAATATGAAAGCTGCCCATAATGCAGCGAGGATGGAGAAAAACGGGTTAATATGACAGGCGGGATATTGTGATATATTATAAAAGCAACAACGGAAACCAGCGAGGATGATATGGCAGCAACTATTAGAAAAACCAGACAGGACGAGGTAAGAGCGAAAATAAAATCCGGTAATTTGATTAATAGGCTCGAGAAACACATTGGCGGAGAAATAACCCTTGAAAACAGCCAGATAAAGGCTATCGAAATATTATTGGATAGATCAATACCAAAATTATCAAGTGTTGAATTGACAGGAGAGAATGGAGGCGCTGTTAAATTTGAGGTAACCGCCCCTTGGCTAACTAAATCAGTAGCAGATCGTAACAAAGGATAATGGCTGGGATTAACGAATATGAGCCTAGAGGTCAGTTTATTGATTTTCATAATCGGACTAATCGGTGGGCGATATTAGTTTGTCATAGACGGGCAGGTAAAACAGTTGCTTGTGTTGCAGAGCTTGTACTATCCGCACTATTCACCTCGAAGCAAGATGCTAGATTTGCGTATATCGCCCCGCTTTACAATCAGGCAAAAGACGTAGCATGGCTTTACGTCAAAAATCTCACTCAAGATATACCAGGCATCAAATACAATGAGGCAGAGTTACGCGCAGACTTCCCAAATGGGGCAAGGGTAAGGTTATACGGCGCTGATAACCCTGATCGGCTGCGTGGTTTGTATGTGGATGGTATTATTCTTGATGAATACGCTGATATGAAACCTAGTATGTGGGGAGAGGTTGTTCGGCCTGCATTGTCAGACCGCAAAGGATGGGCAGTGTTTATTGGTACGCCAAAAGGCCATAACGCATTTTACGATTTGTGGCAGCGCACAGAATCATTAGTTGACTGGTTTAGGCTTCTACTAAAGGCAAGTGATTCAGGATTGGTTGATGTGGCGGAGTTGGCTGCTGCCAAGTGTGAGATGACCGATGACCAATACGAGCAGGAATTCGAATGTTCATTCCAAGCAGCTATACAAGGTGCGTATTATGGTAAAGAACTAAATATAGCCCTATCTGACGGTAGAATAACCAAAGTAGAATATGACCCAGATGTTAATGTTTACGCCAGCTTCGACATTGGATGGTCAGACGACACATCAATTTGGTGGTATCAGATTGTTAATGGTGAGATTCACGTAATCGACCATTTCGCTACAAATGGGGAAAATGTGCTATTTTATGTTGAAAAACTAAAGGAAAAGGGGTATAAATACGCTCAGTTCGGTGGCAAGCCTTTTGTGTGGCTACCGCATGATGCTAGAGCTAAGACACTAGCAGCAGCAGGTAAATCTGTTCAGCAACAATTCTTAGAGTCTGGATTCGCTAGTCGCATAGTGCCGGATTTAAGTTTGCAAGATGGCATTCAAGCAGTTAGGATGACGCTGCCCTTGTGTTGGTTTGATCGGGATAACTGTAAAGATGGGTTGAATAGTCTTAGCTTGTATCGCAGGGAGTTTGACGAAAATAAAAAGGTGTTTAGAGATAAGCCACTTCACGATTGGACAAGCCACGATGCGGATAGCTTTCGGATGTTAGCAGTAGCATGGCGAGAAGAGATGAAGCCAAAGCCAATACCTGCACCAAAATATTCAACTGAGCAAACCATCGCTGATTTGATAAAGAATCAAAGAAACAAGCGTATTAATGATGATTAACCCCGCCGTGATGGTGGCAAGGAGGAAATATGGCAATCGGTGACGCACCAAATGATATATATCATAATGGGAACTTCTACAACCGCAATGGCACACAAGTAAGTGGTATATCAGATTTAATCGTCGTATCTTCCACGCGTGTAATGACCAATGGAGATATAATTTTTACAGCACAGGGAGACGTTACATTCCACGATCTTGTTTCTGAGTGTATAACTGCTAACGACGCGACTTTAACAACAGTTCAATATTCGATCACCCCGACAGTCGGAAGTGCAACAGCAATATCAGGTGTATCTGGTAGCTTGGCAAGTGTCACTGCTGGAACGATAGTAACGGTAGTTGGTGATGCACTTACAACATCTCCAACTATATCTGCTACTGGTGTTGGTTTATCTCAAGCAGCACGAGGGATATTCTTCCCTTCTGGCACTCTAACCCTGGTCATTGCTACCGGCCCAACAACTGGAACATGGAGACATTACCTAAGATACTCTCCTGCTGAACCTGGCGCGGTAGTTGTGTAATGGACGCGCAAAACGAGAGTAAAGAAGAGCTAGGCGAAGGCAAGAAGGGTATTCAACGCCGTTGGATGCTTGAGCTTAAACTTTCAGACAAGCGTGAGGCTGAATGGCGTAAGGTCGGCAAGCTTGTCATTGACAAGTATCGTGGTCGTAATCGAAAGAAAAACTCCTTCAATATTCTTTGGTCTAACACCGAGACTTTAATGCCTGCGGTGTATAACTCACTCCCAAAACCCGATGTCAGACGTAGGTTTAAAGACGCTGATCCTGTTGGTAAGGCTGTTTCAGAAGTTCTATCCCGTTCGCTTGAGTTCTCCATTGATATAGAGCAATTCGATACTGCTGTAAAGCAAACCCTGCTTGATATGCTATTGACTGGGAGAGGTGTCAATCGTGTGCGGTACGTTCCTAAGTTAGTAACCCTGCCAAATGGTGAAGAGAATGAGCAAGTTAAGGGTAAAACATCCGAGGTTATGGAGTCGGATGAGTCCGAAGAGGTGGCTTGGGAGCAAGTAGTTATTGAGCATGTCCAATGGGATGATTTCCGCATGGGTGCTGGCAAGACTTGGGAGGAAGTGCAGTGGATTGCATTCCACCACCGCATGACCCGTGATGATTTGGTTGAGAAGTTTGGAGATGTTGGCGAAACGCTTAAACTTGATGAGTCTAACGATGAAGATGTAAACCGCGAAGATGAATCAACGGTAGATGCGTTTAAAACTGCTTCAGTCTGGGAGATATGGGATAAGGATGAAAAAGAGGTAATTTTCGTATCTCAATCTGCAACTGAGCCGCTCTCAATTATTGACGACCCATTAAAGTTAACCTCGTTTTTCCCAATTGCACGACCTGTCTACGCAATCATGGACAGTTCTACGCTAGTTCCCTTGCCTTTATACTCGCAATATCAAGAGCAGGCAGAGGAATTAGACCGTATATCAACCCGTATTAACAAGATTATTGACGCTCTAAAAGTGCGTGGCATCTATGACAGCACTATGTCGGAAGTGTCTGAATTGCTTAAGGGCAATGACAATGATCTTATACCGGCACAGAATGCAGCGGCATGGCTTGAGCGTGGTGGACTTGAAAAAGCAATATGGATGATGCCCATTGATAAGGCTGCCCAGGTTGTTACTATCCTTACCCAACAACGTGAGCAATGTAAGCAGGTAATATATGAGATCAATGGTCTTGGTGACATTCTGCGCGGTGCATCGAATGCTAATGAAACACTAGGCGCTCAACAGATCAAAGCCCAATGGGGCACGATGCGTATATCTACCGTTCAACGAGAGTTACAGAGGCATATCCGCGACACAATGCGCCTGATGGCTGAAATCATTGGGGAGAAATTCCAGCTTGAAACTCTGCAAAAGATGACCGGATTGAATTACCCGACTGAAGCGCAAGTGCAACAACAGATGGCGCAATTCCAGCAGGCTATGATGCAATTCCAGCAACAGGCTATGATGGCACAGCAACAAGGGAAACAGACGCAAGGCCAACCACCACAACAGCCACAAGTCCCGCCTTACACATGGGAAAGCATTCAGGCTATCTTAAAGGATGACTGCCAGCGAACCTATAAGGTTGATGTTGAAACAGATAGCACGACGGCTTCAACCATTCAGGAGGATATGAAGGGGTTAACTGAATTGTTAAGCGGAATAACTCAGTTCATGCAAGGTGTCGCACCGGCTATCCAGATGGGGGCTTTGCCTATGGAAGCCGCTAAAGAAATCATGCTTACCATTGTTCGCCGGTCTAAGATGGGTAATGCGGTTGAGGATTCTTTAGATAAAATGCAACAGCCACAGCCACAGCCTGACCCTAACGCAGCAGCACAACAGCAAGCACAAGCACAACAGCAAGCTGATATGCAAAAGCATCAAGCAGAAATGCAAGCCAAGCAAGGCGAGATACAAGCCAATATGCAGCTTGAGCAAGCAAAGATGCAACAACAGCAACAGCTTGAACAGTTCAAAGCGCAGCAACAAGCACAGTCTGAGCAAATGAGGGCGCAAGCAGATGCACAAGCAAGCCATGCGCAAGCAGAAGCAACTATGCAAGTTGAGCAAATGAAAGCACAATTGCAAAGCCAATTGAAGCAATCTGAATTTGAGCATCAAGGCCAGATGGAGATGTTCAAGATTAACAAAGAGCAAGAATTCGAGAAGTGGAAGGCTGAACTAGATGCATCTACTCGTATTCTGACGGCTCAGATCAGCGCAAAGACCACAATGGATACAGCCATGATGTCAGCCACCCAAGCAGCCAATACTGAAGTTACTGAAAGCTTAGGTGGTGAAGAGGATGACAAGATGGGGCAAATAATGCAAATGCACTCTGAGGCCATGGGCAAGATAGGCGATGTTATGAAATCATTGCAAAAGCCTAAAGTAATAATCCGTGATGAAAACGGGAAAATGAGTGGGGTTCAATAATGGCAACTTTGACGTATGTAAAATACCAAATTGGTACAGAAGTCCTGCAAGAAGCTGCTAATGCTGGCACTGACTCATGGAAGCTAATACTTTCTAATACTGCTCCAAACGTAGCTACGAACACAACTGCGGTGAGTGCTACTGAGCTTGCAACGTCGGGCGGCTATACTGCGGGTGGTGTATCTTGTACGATTACAAGTTCATCTCAAACAGCAGGCGTATATAAATTAGTCCTAGCTGCTCCTGTTAGTCCTACTTGGACAGCTTCGGGTGGTGGTTTTACTTTTCAGTACGTTATTCTCTATAACTTAACTAATACTCAGTGTATTGGATACTGGGATAGAGGCTCTGCGACTGTGCTGGTGGCTGGTGATACTTATACGCCTACGCTTGATGCTAGTAACGGAACTTATATAGTAACTTAAGATGGCAACGGGTCAGGGGACAGTTACATTCGATTTTGGTACTGGCAAGGGTTCAACTCGTGCAACTTTAACCGGAGTAACAGCTACCGGACTAAGTTCTACAAGTAAGTTGGAGATTTACATTGATGGTACAGATTCTACTGCAACACACAACGCACAAGAACATCGCTTGATAGGTGCATTGAATTTTGGGGCTTATGCCACAGCAAAAAACGCTAATGCTTTTGATGCAGAAGCTATTTCAACATTACAACTTACTGGCACGATTGCATGTCGGTGGGTATTTGCAGATTAAAGGGGTAAGACATGGCAGGTATTAAAATTGAAAGTGGCTCAAACACAGCCGGTAGTCCAAACGTAGATTCTACCTATAACCTGAATGTAAACCTACCTGTCGTAACAACTCAGGCTGGCTTCGCTTCTATTCAATCAAGAATGGACTCAGGGTCAATAACAGGTACTCCTTTGGTTAGAACTCCGCATGTAGGTGAGGACAATAGGATTTCAGCGGGTCTTGATACCATGCTGAGTCTGTTCAACTTTACAACTACAGCTCAAAATACTGGTGATTGGAAATACGCAGCCGCCACAATGACCAGTTCACAGTCTGCTGGATTCTTAAACATCAACCCCGCTTTATCTACTGTTTCAGGTAACTATACTTACATGCAGACATGGAAACATCACACTTTGCAAGGTGATGGTTCTTTAAACGTAGAGTTTACGGGGCTTATTAGTGCAACCCCTCCCGCTAACCAAATACTTGAAGCTGGATTATTTTTAGGTACTGCTGGTGTTGCACCTGCTGATGGGTGTTTCTGGAGACTAAGCTCTGCTGGACTAGCTGGAATTATGACTTATAACGGTGTAGAAACTTCCACTGGTGTATTGATTGCTTCGCTTACAGTCGGCTCAGTAGCCAGCTTCCAAATTATTATCTCACAGCGAAGAGTGGAGTTCTGGGTTGACGGTACTCTTTATGGTTATATGTCAGTACCAAGTGGTAACGCAGTTCCGTATCTAAGTATGAACTTGCCAGTTTGCTTAATGATGCGCAACTCAGGTGCAGTAACAGGTGGCTTCACTACAAAGATAGGTACGTTACATGTGACAATGACCGATCTTGCAGCTAATAAGGATTGGTCAATTCAAAAATCTATGCAAGGGGATTCTTATCAAGGGCAAGACGGCGATACGCAAGGCTCACTAGCACTGTATTCTAATGCCGCTGTTGCTGCTGCTGCTGCGTTAACGAACACGACTGCTGCTGCTAGTAACATCGGTCTTGGCGGTGTGGTTCTTGTCCTCCCAACACTAACCGCTGGTACAGATGGCATTCTACTGAGTTATCAAAATCCAGTTGGCTCAGTAACACAACCACCTAAAACATTAGTAGTGCAAGGTATTCGTATATCTTCCAGTGTGCAAGTTGCTTTAACTGGTGGCCCGCTAACTTTAGTTATGGGCGCTGCATTTGGGCATACAGCATTGTCTTTAGCGACAGCAGAAACAGGTTCATTTGTAACTGCCACAACTAAAGCACCTCGAAGAGTACTAATTGGTAACTTAGACTTCGTGGTAACTGCTGCTGCCGGTGTTGGCGCGCCTAGTATAGGGATGCAATTCATGTCGCCGCTAGTTGTAAACCCAGGTGAATACTTTGCTATCACTTGTCGTAACCTTGGAACAGTAACTTCCGCAGGTGCTTTAGCAATAACTGTTGGCATAGATCACTTCTTCGAGTAATAAATGAGCTTACTACTAGCCCTTCAAGCTACTGGTGGGCCGGTTAATTATGCCGATTCGCTATCAGTAGGCTCTTATTTACTTGTCGGGAAAGACATAACCGATGCAAAAACATCTGCATCGACTGCTTATACGGATAGTTTATCAGTAGGATCGTATGCAATAGTAGGTAAGTCAATAACTGACTTACTTGCAAAGAATGATACCTTATCTAAGGGTACGTATTCGATAGTTGGTAAAACTGTATCGGATAAACAAGTAAGGTCTGATACTCTATCAACGGGTGCTTACTCGATAGCGGGTAAGACAGTAACAGACAGTATTGCAAGGTCTGACTCACTAGCCAAAGGCTCTTATGCAATAAGTGGCAACTACATAACAGACTCAAAATCGGTTTCAGATAGTCTGCAAGTCGGTTCATATCTCATAATCGGCAAGTCGCTAACGGACGTTAAGACAGGCGCGATAGCTTATCTTGATAACCTAAGCCATGGCGATTACTCGATTGTAGGTCAGCAGATAACGGATGAAATAATAGTAGGCGAAAGCAAACATGGCGGCGATGACGTACCTCGAAAGGTAAAAACAGAGAAATACAAGCCAAGGCTAAAAAAGGATGATTTCGGTAATGAAATACCTGAAAAAGTTGAAGTAATACAAAAAGCAAGTAAGTACACGCTACAAGATACACAATTACTACTAAATAGGTTAGAATTACAAGCAGAGCAAGATGACGAAGAAGCATTAATGATGTTGTTATTATAAGGAGATAGATCATGGCAATTATTAGTTCGGCAAATATTCAGGCAGTGCTAGATGCTGGAGGCCCTTCAAAGGTTGTAAAGATACAGACTACTTACTCAGTAAGCGCAACTATTGATGAGCATTATTGCGTAGGATTAACATCTCCTTATTCTGGAAAAGCTAGGTGGTGCAGAGTTATACCAACAGACAATGCCGCTACACAAGGCGCTTCAATTCTGACTCAGATGGCTGCTTAATGCCGCTTTATACTTATCAATGCGAATGTGGGTCAGAGTTTGACAGGTTTTTAAAGCTTGCCAGCTATAAAGACCCGCAAACTTGCGAATGTGGAAAGATAGCTGAAAAGAAGCTGACATTTTGCTCTGTATCTGTGATGGAAGCATATCAAAGCCCTGTCACAGGTGAATGGATAGAAACACCAAGGCAAAGGCGCATTGACCTAAAGAACAGCGGGTCAAGAGAGTGGGAGGGTCGAGAACAGGAAACAAAAGCAGCCCAAGAGCGTGAGAAAGACTTTGACAAAATGCTAGACAAGTCTGCTGAAAAATCAGCAGTTGAAGCATGGCAAGCGCTACCAAGTGAAACAAAAAAGGTATTAGAAAAAGCATCATAGTTGCTAAAAAAATGCATTTAGTGTAATTTATAGCTTGCTCATGTCGCTAGATAGAGGCAGGACTGTTGTGATAATAGACCGTATCCTAATAATGGAGATTTAAAATGGAAACTCTGGAAACCCAGACAGAACCAACAGAAATAAGCGCAGTATCAATGGATGAAACTATTGGCAATGCGTGGAAAGAAATTTCCTCACGCGGTGAAATTGACCGCGATGAATCCGGCAAATTTACAGCTAGTACCCCTGTAAAAAATGACATTCCTGCTGAAAAATCAATCGGCACAGCCGATCAATCAAAATCTATAGATTCAGTTGAAACCTCTGAAGTACCCGCAATAAAACCTCCATCAAGCTGGAAAAAAGAAGCGCAGTTAAAGTTTGCCGCGCTCGACCCTGAAATTCAAGCTGAGGTTATACGCCGTGAAAACTACATACACAAGGGTATTGAGGGCTACAAGCAATCAGCAGAACGTGCGACTTTATATGATCGTACCTTTGCGCCTTATCAGGAAACAATGCGACAGATAGGGACGACTCCAGAGCAAGCTATCTCTGGATTGATGCAAACAGACCATAATCTGCGCTATGGTTCACCAGCTCAAAAGGTGGCAATTGTTCACGACATAATCAAACAATACGGTATTAAGCCGGAATGGTTTGACCAACAAGAAACGCAAGTAAATCCAGAAGTCGGACACTTGCAGACAAGATTGCAAGCTATGGAGGCTCAACAAGCCCAGTGGCAGCAAGATGTGCAAGCGAGAGAAATTGGGACGCTTAACAGCGATATTCAATCTTTTTCAAAGAATAACGAGCATTTTGAAGCAGTCCGAGATCGTATGGCTGACCTTATACAAGGCGGCGCGGCAAAGACACTTCAAGAAGCTTACGACACGGCTGTTTGGTCTGATCCTAATGTACGATCTGCTTTGCTTGCTAAACAACAAGCAGAGGAACGCGCAAAGGTAACAGCCAAGGTCAATGAAGCAAAAAAGGCATCTAGCGTGAATATTCGAGCAAGAGGAACAATTCCTGCACAAGCTCCGCTAGGTACAATTGAAGAAACTATTCGTGCAAGAGCTAAAGAACTCGGCATGTATTAAGGAGAATAACTATGGCTTCCCCCGCATCTAGCATTATCACAGCATGGTCAGAGTTGGCTAGCACAACCTACCGCGCACACTCTAAAGACGTAGCTGACCAAGTAACCAAGCACAACGCGCTATTCCGTCGCCTGACTGAGAAAGGCCGTACTCGTGTTGAAGATGGTGGTCTTACTATAGTTCAGCCGCTTGACTATCAAGCAAACTCAACTTATCAGCGTTATTCTGGCTTTGATGTGTTGAATATCAACGCAGTTGACGTGCTGACAAGTGCTGAGTTCCCTTGGCGTCAGGTAGCAGTAAACGTGGCAGCTTCAGGTCTTGAACTGCGTACTAACTCTGGCGAAAACCGCATTATTAACTTCACTAAAGCTAAAGTTAAGAATGCTATGCGCTCAATGGCTAACGGCCTGTCAGTTGATATGTATTCAGACGGTACAGCAGCTAACCAGATTGGTGGTATTCAAGCTCTCGTCGCTGACGCTGGCACTGGTACTGTTGGCGGTATTAACTCATCAAACTGGGCTTTCTGGAAAAACATCGTGCAATCTGCTGCTGCTCCTTTACAGGGCGGTGCTGCTATCACCCCTTCAGCTTCGACTATTGAATCATTGATGTTGCCTATGTGGTTGAAACTAACCCGTGGTACTGATATGCCAGATATGATCGTGATGAGTGATGATTACTTCACTATGTACGAGCAAAGCCAAACAAGTTTGAAGCGTTACACTTCAGATGAAAATGGTAAGGGCGGTATGATCTCTATGAAGTACAAGAGCGCTGACGTGTTCTTTGATACTTCTGGAGGTATCCCAGGCGCTCATGCTTACTTCCTGAATACTGACTATCTTGAGTGGGTTGTTCACCGTGACGCTAACATGACCATGATGGATGAATTACGCTCTGTAAACCAAGACGCAGTTGTTATCCCAGTTCTTACACAGGGAAACTTGGTAGTAAGCGCTCGATTCCTGCAAGGTGTGATTAAAAGTTGATTGTAACTATAGCTTAATACTTAGTTATACCCTATAATACATTATCTTTAAAAGGAGGATGTATGGCTAAGGGTAAATATGCAAGAGCTAGTTTAGAAGATCGTTTTAAGGCAAAGATTAAAGTTGTAGATTCAGGTTGTCATGAGTGGCAGTCAACATTGTCCCGTGATGGTTATGGCAAAGTTTGGATAGTTGATAGGCAAGAACCGGCGCATCGAGTTTCTTATCAATTACACAATGGTGAAATACCAAAAGGATTTTGGATACTTCATACTTGCGATAATCGAAAATGTGTAAATCCTGAACATCTGTATTTAGGTGATGCAAAGCAAAATACAGCGGATAAAATTGCTAGATGTGGATGGCATGGCAACATGCAATACGAATTTAAAACGATAGAAAAAATTAGGTTAATGTATAAAACTGGGAATTACAGCCAACAGCAATTAGCTGACATGTTTAAAATACATCAGACGCAAGTTTCTAAATACGTTAGAAATAAGCAAAGAGTAAATAAATAAAGGAGAAATATTATGACAGTAGCAACTATTCAATATCCCTTATCCGGCTCTGCCGTGCTGGGTAACTTCAGTTCCTCAATTGAGGTAGCTGACAACGATACAAGCTATAAGCCAATTGTACCAGTGGGTACAATCGTTGATTTTAACGACCCGTACTATGGTGCAGGTAAGGCTATTCGCTTGTGTGTTCCTAAAAACACAACTGCTATTAAGGTGGGCACTTTGGCTACTTATGCAGCAGGTACTAACGCTGGATTTTTGACAAACTTCTCATTTGTTATTTGTCCAGTAACCGCAAACTTGAGCAAGCCAGTTGGCGTATCTATTAATTCTATACCTACCAACGCTTCATTTGCTCAATATGCTTGGTTTGCATTGTCTGGCTCTCTGCCTGTTTGGGCTTTGGCTGCTACCGCTGTAGGTGCTGCACAGTTTATTAGTGCAACTGCTGGTGCAACCTTTGTAACTGTAACTGCTGGCCGTCAGATCGTTGGCATGTGCCCTGTAGTTGCTTCAACTGCAACTGTAACTAAGACCGCAACTTACATCACTGGCAACCCTGTTATTTCAGTTACCAATAGTGATGGTTTGTTTGTTGGTCAAAGTGCTACAGGTTGCACAGCAGCAGCTTCATTGATTACTGATATTTCTGCTGATGGCACTAAGATTACTCTTGCTGCTAACGCGAATGCTTCGGGTTCAGGTACAGTCACATTTACTAATAACGATGCGACTAACTTCTTCCCGATTGTTCAGTTTAATTTCCCTTTTGCTCAGGGTAACATAACCTAACAAACTGCCCCTCTTCGGAGGGGTTTAGTAATGCGTTCTATGTTAGAATGCATCATTAAACTTTATGGCAACCCATAGGAGTATCAAAAATGATTCAAGCAGCTAGAATGCCGTATGTACGTTTTGAAACAGAAGTTGAAACAAGCAAAGATGCAGAAGGTCATAACCAATACAAAAACAAGATTATGGCTTATATCACATCGGCAGGTAGCAAGGATGAAGTGGTAAAGATCGCTGAAGAATGGATCGTGCAATTGCGCGAAAAAGGTCAGACTCGTGGGCCTTTTGATTCAGCGGCAAACGAATATGAGCAATGGTATGACCGTTTTTCTAAGTTGTTACAGAACTACAAAGACGGGAAAGGGCTAGACCATGACGGCACTCCGCTTCGTGCATCACTAGCATTTAGCCCTGCTGAGTTGGCACAATGTGAAGCGGTGAAAATATTTACACTTGAAGATTTGGCAGTATGTACCGAAGAAGCATTGAGCCGCATGGGTATGGGCGGCAGGGTTTTAAAGCAGAAAGCTGCGAAGATACTTGAAACTGCAGATAGTTCTAAGCTGGCAGAAGAGAATGCAAGCTTAAAATTAAAGCTTGAAGAGTTAACCACCAAAGTTGAACAATTGATGGTAAATTCTGGTTCTGATACATCAGAACCCAAAAAGCGTGGCAGACCAAAAGCCGAAGAATAATTATGAAGGGGTAGTCTATGTCAATGCTTACAATGGTTCAATCTGCTTGTATCAGATTAGGGCTACCCTCACCAAACGCAGTCGCAACATCCTCAGATACACAATATCTTCAACTTCTTGCCCTTTTGAACGAAGAAGGGTCCGAATTATCTGTTCGCACAGAATGGCAGGTGCTTAATCGTGAGGCGCATTTCACGACATTAGCGGCTGAAATTCAAGGTACAGTCGATGCCATCATGCCTGGCTTAAATTACATCATCAATGACACAATATGGAACAGGACAATTCGCCGTCCTGTATTTGGGCCATTGGGCGCACAATATTGGCAACAACAGAAGGCCATGTTTACCGCTGGCCCTTGGAATCAATACCGTGTAAAGGGTAATAATCTAGTATTTTTCCCTGCACCTGCTGCGGGTCAAGATTGTTATTTTGAATACGTCAGCAAATACTTCGCTACTGACTCAACAGGGGTAAACTATCAATCAGCTTTTACCGCAGATACTGATTTGTGCTTGTTCAATGAAGATATTATGACGCTTGGTCTTATATGGCGATGGAAAGCCAATAAGGGATTAGACTTTTCAACTGATTTTCAAAAATACGAAAATAGGGTTCTAATGGAAATTGGCAGGGATGGTGCTAAACCTATATTGAATATGGGTGAGGCTAGATACGACATATTCCCTGCTGTAGTTATCCCTTCTGGCTCATGGGGCGCATAAATGAAGCTGATCTCCAAAGGTCGTAGAATATCCCGCACTGTGTCTATTCCATCCCCGATAGGAGGATTGAATGCGCGTGATCCTTACGCTGAGATGGATGCTAAAGATGCTGTAAAGCTTGAGAACTGGTTTCCTCTTCCTATGTCTATCCAACTAAGACACGGATACTCGATTCAATCCAGTGGATTAGGCGCGTCAGTCAGTACCGTAATGGCGTATAATGGTGGGTCATCGCAAAAGCTATTTGCTGTAGCTAATACTAATTTTTATGATTGCACAACAACAGGCGCAGTAGGCGCTGCTGTAACTACTTGCACCGTTCCAACATGGCAACATGTAAACTTTGCCACAGCGGGCGGGTATTTCCTTTCATGCGTAAATGGTGTCGATAATCCAAAGTTATATGACGGCACAACATGGACAACCCCTGCAATCACAGGCGTGACGCTGACTGATTTAATTACAGTCACAGTTCACATGAACCGTCTATGGTATATTCAAAAAAATACAATGAAAGTATGGTATTTGCCAGTTAGCTCAATCGCAGGGGCTGCCGTACAAATTGATTTCTCTGGTCTTTTTAAGCGTGGTGGATACCTGATGCAGATGGGTAGCTGGACAATAGATGCAGGCTCTGGGATGGATGACCATGCTGTATTTATTAGCTCAGAGGGTGAGATAGCAGTATATAAAGGAACTGATCCATCAAGCATAAACACATGGAGTCTTGTAGGTGTTTATCAGGTAGGCTCTCCGGTAGGCCGCAGGTGTATGTCACAGTTCGCCTCTGACCTGCTTATTATCTCGCAAGACGGGCTTCTACCTATGTCTAAGGCTTTGATGTCAAGCCGTGTAAATAATAAAATATCTCTGACGGACAAAATACAGCACTTGATGAGCCAAGATGTAACCGATTATGGTACGGCGTTCGGATGGCAAACCCGTTTATTCCCGCAGGCAAACATGCTGCTTCTTAATGTCCCCGCTGGTAACGGAGCTAATTACCAGTATGCAATGAATACCATTTCAGGTGCTTGGTGTAAGTTTACAGGCTGGAATGCACAATGCTGGGAAATGTATAAGGATAATATTTACTTCGGTGATGGATTAGGTAATGTGTGTAAAGCATGGGATACATTCGCAGATAATGGTGCAAATATAAATAGCGATGTGATTCAAGCATTTAATTATTTTGGCAACCAGAATATAAAACATTTCAAGATGTCAAAGCCAATATTCAACTCTAATACATCGAGTATCGGGGTTGTTTTTGGATTAAATATTGATTTCAACTTCAACGTGCCGATTAGTACGCCTTCGTTTACGCCTAGTAATGTAGGTGTTTGGGGTGTTTCTAAATGGAATCAAGTTATATGGGGAACAGTAAATACATTGAGAAATAACTGGCAATCAGCCGGTGGAATTGGTTATTGTGCAGGCGCACATCTTTCGACATCTTCAAACATTGCTGATATTCAGTGGCAATCAACTACTTTAATATTTGAGGTAGGTAGCGGATTTTGATAGTCACTGACTGCCAAGAAGAGCTTGGAATATGGTTAGCGAATAGATTGGGTTCAACTTATGCAAGCGGGATTAGTATTTGTATCGGTTTTAAAGAGAATGGGATTATTAAATCAGTTGCATCATTTGAAAACTATAACGGTAAAAGCGTATTAGGTCATTTGGCAATTGATGACGGCAGGATGAATAAAGAATGGGCGATTTACTGCTTTGACTATGTATTTAATCAGTTAAAGGTGAATAAATTAATTTGCAGTGTAGAGAGTGATAATCTAAAAGCACTCAAGCTATATAAGCATTTTGGGTATATTGAAGAATGTATAATTAAAGACGCTGGGAAAGATGGCGATTTACACATTCTGAGCATGACTAAAGAACAGTGCAAAATGTTGAATAAATAAGCAAGTCGTGGTATAAAGTAGCAAGTGGCTACCCACAAGATCATGTCGATATGACAGAATTGGAGTAATAAATGGGAAAGCAATCACCACCACCAGCACCAGACTATGCCGCCGCCGCAGAGAAAACAGGCGCTAGTAATCTTGCAGTAGCAAAATATACAACCGAGGCTAATCGAGTTAATCAAGTTGGCCCTAACGGGTCTCTGACTTATTCAAAATCAACAGCGCCAAGCACATTTGACCAAGCTGGCTATGATTCCGCACTATCTGCATATAACAGTGCTAAGAGCCTTCAGAGTGTGGGTAATTTTGGTGGCGCTGAGATATCTGCTCCTACAAGAGAAGCTTTTACTAAGGGTGGTGAAGATACATGGACAGCTACCCAAAACTACAGCCCAGAACAGCAAAAACTATACGACCAGCAACAGCAACAATCACTTGATTTAGGAGGGCTTGCAAGCCAAGGCATAGATTTCGCCAAAGGGTTGATGTCTAATCCAACTATTGATGAGTCTAAACTTGCTCAAATGCCTCAAAATGCTGGCATGAGTACACAGCAAGCTATGATGGCAAGACTTGCACCACAGCAAGACCGTGAACGCGCTGGCATGGATACGCAGCTTGCCAATCAGGGAATAATGCAAGGTTCAGAAGCATGGAAAAATGCCAAGACTCAACAAGCACAAGGTTTTAATGACCAACAAAATCAAGCTGCATTAGCTGGCATTAATGTTGATATGGCTGCCCGTAATCAAGGCATAGCGAATCAATCAGCAATAATGAATCAACCACTAAATATGATTAACGCGCTAAGAACTGGATCGCAAGTTACCCCTCAAAGCTATGTTAATGCGCCACAGCAGGCAACCACTGCTGGTGCTGATTACCTCGGGGCAGCTCAGGGACTGTATAACGCTCAATCTGGAAATGTAAATGCGGCCAATGCGCAATCTGCTGGAATGATGAACGGAGCAATGGGTGCAGCAGCTACTTATGCGGCATATGCATTTTGAAAATACTTCAATTTTCTGGAGGGAAAGATTCTTTAGCGGTTTTATTACTGCTTAAAGATATATTATCGGAAATTACAGTGATTTGGGCCAACTCTGGTGATTGCTTTCCTGAAACTTTAGAGCAAATGGAAAAGATTAAGGCGATATGCCCTAATTTTATTGAGGTTAAAGGAAATCAGCCACAAGTAATAAGTGATTTTGGGTATCCTGTTGATGTAATACCAGTTAAAAACTATGCGCCAATATCGCGCTTAATGCAGGTTGATAGGATAAAAATGCAGGGGTTGTTAGAGTGTTGCTATAAGAGCTTTCTTGACCCTATGCAAGTCAAGTCTAAAGAACTTGGCGCAACCATGATTATCAGAGGTCAAAAGAACGCTGATAAACAAAAAAGCCCAGTAAGAAGTGGTGATGTAATTGATGGGGTTGAATATTGGTTTCCCATTCAAGATTGGACTGATGAACAAGTAATGGATTTTGTAAAGGATAGTGATTTACTTTCTCCTCATTACAAAGATGCAAATACTTCTATGGACTGTATGCACTGCACAGCCTATTTAGAGGAAAATCAATGGAAGCTGCCTTATTTGGAAAAGCATCATCCAGAGGTAGGGAAAGAAGTAAAACGAAGATTGATATTAATCAAGCATGAGATAAGCCAAGACATGCAATATCTTGATTCTTTGATTGGAGAAACAAATGGCTGACAATTATGACCAGATAATGCCAACTTATGCGCCTTCAATGGTTGCACTACAGAACCGTCAGAAGATGGCTGATCTGCTTCGCCAGCAATCAATGGAATCTCCAAAAGGAGATATGGTAAGCGGTCATTATGTCGCCCCTTCATGGACTCAATACGCTGCCCAATTGCTTAAAGGCTATATGGGCGGGAAGATGAGTGATGAAGCTACGCAGGGTCAGGCTGATTTAGGTAAGCAGTTACAAGCTGCAAAAGCTGAGTCTGTCAATAACATGATTAATACCATGCCTGGTAGTCAGTATGCTACAAACCCTGATAAGCAAGCTAATGCTGATAAAGCAGGTGAGGCATTATTTCAAGGGGCTGATGTAACCTCACCAGAGGCACAATCTCCTATAGGTCAGACTGTAATGCAGACTCGCCCAAATTCTGATCAAGATGTAACTAAGTGGATGTTGACCGCGCAACAGGCTAACCCAGAAGGCGCTGGTGTGGCGATGAAAATGTACGAGATGCAACAACAACGCGAGGCTACCAAACAACAACGCGAGGCTGCACTATCGGCTGCATTAGTAAATAGACAGCAAACAAGTCAGCAAAACTTAGAAAACAAGAAAGACCTAATGAGTTTTGCATCAGATTTAAAAAATACGAATCAGCAAGAGCAGCCACCTAAAGCAGCGCCTGGTACTCGTGTATTTAAGGATGATTCAGGCAATTGGCAAACAGAGATCCTTCATGGCTCTCCGCAATGGCAAACTCAGAAGTCTAAAGAATCAACTGATCGAGCATTTGTACAAAATATTGTTCCTACATTTGAAAAGAATATTAATGATATTAAAAACCTTACTTCTCACGAAGGCTTTAATAATCTATTCGGTAGAATAGGAAGTATTGAGGCACTTGATGCTCTCCCATCGACAAGGAATGCCAGGGCGCAACTCGCACAAGTAACTGGTGCGATGGAAACTTCGGGTATGCAGTTGCAAAAATCAACTGCTGGAAGTGCTGGGTCTATGACAGAAAAAGAATGGCCTAAGATGCAATCATATCTTAACATTGCAAAAACAACGTCAGACCCAGAAGAGGCAAAAAGAGCATTAGAAAGTGCGGCAATTGTTTATAAACGTATGGCGACTATTGCAAAAGATTCATATGCTAATGAGTGGGGTACAGGGCAGTTTGGGGATATGAAAGTTATTGATAGACTGAATGCAGAATCACCTGTGCCACCACCACAAGGAGGCGGTGCATCTGCTGATTCTAGCCACCCAGCCGACATTCAAGCAATATTAAATAAACAGAGAAAATAACATGGCTGACATGAACGAAATATATGACGCATTAAGAAAGGCTGACGCTGCTGGTGATACAGAGTCAGTGGCTAAACTTTCTGCGTATATTCAGAGTCAGCCAGCTAAACAGGCAATGCCAAACCCAGATGTGTCACATGCTGGGATTGTTGGCCTAGGCGCTGGACTAGGCTATGGTGTTGGTAACGTGGCTCTAGGCGCTCAACATTATCTAGGTAAGGGATTGGAAGGTATAGGATTAGATCAGGCTGGTAAATGGTTGGTTGAAGATGCTGCTAGTGGCCGCAAGAAGTTAGAATCTGAAGTTTCACCTTACAAACAAGTAAGCCCAATTATGACGGGGGGCGGTGGAATAGTTGGGGAAATAATATCAACTTTGCCTGTTGGCGGTATTATTGCAAAGCCACTTATGGCAGGTGCAAAATATGCGCCACAATTAGGCCGTATAGGTCAGGCTATCGAATCGGCTGGGTTTAATGTAGGTGAGCCAGCGGCTACCATGGCTGAGAAAGTGGGTAATGCGGCTTTGCGAGTTGGGGGCGGCGCTACAACGGGAATGGCGGCAGGCGGACTTGTTAATCCAGGGGAAGGCGCAGTCCCTGGCGCAATAGCGGGTGGTGCTTTTGGTGTTGCATCGCCTCTTGTTGGCAAGGTAGTTAATTCTGTGATTGGCAGAGGTATTCGCCCAAGCGTAACAGAATCACAAGCATTTTCAAGCACAACAGATAACGCATTATCAAAAGCCGCTGACGATATTGGTGTAGATGTTAAAGATTTGCCTGATGACACGGTGAGAATGATTAAAGATCAAGTGTTGAAAGCATTTCAGCAAGGAAAAGAAATTGACCCTGCTGCATTGTTACGACAAGAAGAATTTAAAAAGTTAGGCATACAACCACTACAAAGCCAGATTACCCGTGACCCTACTCAATTTGCTCAAGAGTTTAATTTAAGAGGCGTAAGCCCTGAAATTTCAGGCAGACTGCTCGAACAAAATACCGCATTGCAGAGCATATTCAGAAATCCAGCGGAACAAGCTCAAGAAGTTGTACCTGCTGGTAGGGGGTTGATTGAATCTCTAAAAGTACAGGATGATGCAGCAAAATCAAAAATAAACGAGCTTTACAAAGCGGCAAAAGATTCAAGTGGTAGATATGCTGAAGTAGATGTGCCAGCATTTAGCAAAGCAGCAAATGACGCACTTGATTCCGAGATGCTTGGTAGATTTTTGCCAGACACCGTAAAAAACATGTTAAACGACATTAGTACTGGCAAAATGCCGCTAAATGTCAATAATCTTGTGCAGGCAGATTCTGTTATGTCGGCGGCACAGCGACAGGCTGATGATGCTGGGAGGAAAGCGATAGGTGTGGTTCGTGACGCACTTAATAATGCGCCAATAGCGTCGGAATCTGGTGCATCAGCAAAACAGGCTTTTGATGTTGCCAGAGTCGCTGCTAAAGAGCGTTTTGCACAACAAGATGTAATACCAGCATTAAAAGCAGTGGCGCAAGGTGACGCAGTTCCTGATACATTTGTTAAAAAATTCGTATTACAGGGCAAGACTGATGAGGTTAAACGACTAGCTGATATGCTTAGAACTTCGTCACCTGAGTCATTTAGTCAGGCAAAAGCACAAGTGGCAGATGATATACGACGCGCTGCATTTGGTGAAAATACGGCTGGTAATGCCGCAGTATCACCAGAAAGACTAGCCAAGAAGTTAAGAGAATTTGGGTCTGAGAAAATGAGTGCATTCTTTACACCAGAAGAAATTGCAAACTATCAAACTGCATCAAGGGTTGCAGCATATATCGCTAAACACCCAAATGCTGCTCCAGTTAATACTAGTAATACTTTGGTAGCGCAATTAATGACTAACCCAGCGACAATGATAGCAGGGAAGGGTGCTGAGATGTTACCTGGCGCTGGTGTTGTTATATCGGCTACGAAGGCTGCAACGGGTGCAGTAAAGAAGCAAATGGCTGTCAGCCAAGCGATGAATACCAATGTACCTGTTAAAGATATTGCACTCACAGAAAGTCAGCGCAGGCTTTTGGGCAAGGTTTTGGGTGGTATGGGCGCTGGGGTTTCTTCGCAGCTCGCCCAATAATGCGAGAAGAAAAAATATTACAAATAAATATAGATAACACATTGATACATTATAATATATAAGGAGAAAATAATGGCAAACGCAAACGTATTAAGAGAAATGCTCGCAAATTTACTGAGAAGTAACCCTAATTCAACAGTGGGGAAAGTGCAGAATTACGCTCCTTATCAGCAATACGTGCTTGATGCTCAAACAAATGGGCAAGAACCATTGCCACAAGATCAGTGGTTGCAAATGCAGCAAATGCAGCAACCTCAATCACAAATGCAAGTACCACAGAACGGGGGGTAATCATGCCTTTTAACGGAAGTGGTACATATGTCAGACCGGCTGGACAGCCTGTAGTTGCAGGAACTGACATACTTGACACAACATTCAATACCTATACGGCTGATGTGGCTACGGCATTGACTGATTGCGTGACGAGAGATGGACAATCACCTGCGACAGCGAATCTGCCGATGGGGGGGTTTAAGTTAACAAACTTAGCTGCTCCAACATCAAACGGTGATTCAATAAGATTTGATGAATTATCGACCTCTGTTGTCACAGACCAAGCCAGTAATTCTAAATTTCCTAGTGTTAAGTCTGTCTATGACTGGGTAGTTGGTTTCTTTGTAGGTAAAACCTCCGCCACAGGCTCGGCAATCCTTCCTGCCGGAACAACAGCACAGCGCGATGGTACACCGGCTGATGGATACACTCGCTTTAACTCGACTTTAGTTGCTTTAGAAACTTGGTATTCATCTG